CGTTCAAAATGGCCTGATGCTGGCCTAATCGTAACCGCCTGGCCCTTCGGGGCCGGGCTCCCCTAAAATAATTGTTGACGTAGGTAAATTATTTATCTATACTCCGTTCATCAACTCAACGAACCGGAGCAAACGAAATGAACATTCAAGCCGTAAAAACTGATATTGAAAAATCCGCCAGCCTGCAAGTTAAAGGCGTCACGCTTGATGCTGGCAGAATCGCCCTAGGTGCAATTCGTTCCGCTTTGCAATGTCGCGCCAAAAACCGCAAGGACGTCGCCATGCGAGCATTCTACCGCTGCATTTCGTGTTGCCGCGAATTGGCAATCAGCGGCGACAATACCGACCGTAGCGAAGCCGGTCGAATCAAACAAGAAGCTCTTTTACTCATCAAATTATGATTTCTCCCCCGCCCCCCGCCTCCGGTCGACGCCAAGCGTGTGCGCCGCTACAACGAACAAAAAGCCGCTTACGAAGCCCAGCAAAAATGAAAATTTCAGGCACTCCCGATACCGCTCACGGTCCTTACTATGTCTCAGCGATTGACGCGGGGCGTACTTTCTTGATGGCAGGCCCCTATGAACTCCACGGGGCGGCACTTGCCGACGTTGATCGTACTTTGCGTATCGCATACGAACATGACGTCCGGGCTTGGTTCATGGCATGGGGGACCGTCCGCGTCGAAGGTTGCCAACGTCAAGGTCGACTTAACGAATTGGGGCTCATGTAATGATGAGTGCCCCGCCCCCGCCTCCGGTCGACGCCCCGCGTCCTTTGGCTTTCTACGACACTGAATGCTATCCGAATTATTGGCTCCTCAAGTTTCGGCCACGGGGCGGGGCTGTTTATAGTTTCCGCCTGTTCTCCGGCCAGGCTTTCAGCCCGGAGGAGGCGGCAAGGATCCGCACGCTTTTTTATCTGTTCACGACGGTCAGTTTCAATGGCAATTATTACGACGTGCCTCAGCTCACGGCCGCGCTGCAGGGCTACACGGCCGAGCAATTGAAGTGGCAAAACGACCGGATTATTGTCGACAAGGTGAAGCCGTGGGAGCTTGGCTTGCCCGATTGGCGGCCGGCTGACCATATCGACGTGCGTGAGGTCATCCCAGGCAAAGGCGGCCAAAAATACAAGGCGGGGATTATCCATTACAAGACAATGCGCGACCTCCCCTATGCTCCCGCCTGCTATTTGACGGCGGAGCAAATAGCCCAGGTGGACGAGTATTGCGAGAATGACTTAGGCCAGCTGGAGGCGCTTTTCGACGCCGTCCGCCCCCAAATCAAACTCCGGGAGGCATTGGGCGCCCGGTATGGCCTGGACCTCCGGAGCAAGTCCGATGCCCAGGTCGCTGAGGCGGTGCTAAAGCGGCGGTGTGAGATTGCCACGGGGCGGCGGATTTACAAGCCTGACATTGACTGGAATATGCAATTCCGCTTTGACGTGCCGCCTTTTATTTCCTATCAGCTCCCACAACTCCAGCGCGCCTTGGAGATTGTCCGCGGATCCATTTTCCGCATTACGCCGGCCGGCAATGTGGCCATGCCCCCGGAGCTGGAAGGGCTCACAATCACCGTTGGCACGTCAACCTATAAGCTGGGAATCGGCGGCCTCCACAGCCAGGAGAAACAAGCGGTCCACCGTGCCGACGACTATTGGTGTCTCCGGGACAATGACGTCGCCAGCTATTACCCGTCGCTCATCCTCAACTCCGGCGCTTGGCCGGAGGCTATGGGGGAAACATTCTTGCAAGAGTATGGCGGGATTAAATCGGAGCGCCTGGAGGGCAAGCGCAAGGCCAAGAAATTGACCAAAGGCACGCCGGAGCACGAGGAGGCGTCGACGCTGGATAGCGGCGGCAAAATTATGCTCAATGGCACTTTTGGCAAGACTTTGAGCGGCTTTAGCGTCCTATTCGCTCCAAAAATGGGCATTCAAACGACCGTGAGCGGTCAATTGTCCCTCCTGATGCTCATTGAATGGCACGAGCTTTACGGCATCCCCGTGATTTCGGCCAATACCGACGGCATCATTGTGAAATGCCCGCGCCACATGGTGCACGTGTCGGAGGCCTTGATTGCTGAATGGCAAAAGCGCACGGGCTTGGAAATGGAGACCGTAGAGTATTTGGCCGTCTACTCCCGGGACATTAACAATTACATCGCCGTCAAGTCCAAATGGGGCGAGGAGGCCAAGCAATGGACCCGGAGCCCGGACGGCACCAAGCGCAAAGGGGAATATGCCCCGACCTCCTTGATTATGAAAAAGTCCCCCGACCTCGAGATTTGCGCGGACGCCGTGGCGGAGTTCTTGGAAAAAGGCACGCCCGTGCTTTACACCATTTCCGCGTGCCGGGATTTGCGCAAGTTCGTGATTATCCAAAATGTGGCCGGCGGGGCCGTCAAAATGTGGGGCGAAGGGCCGCGGCATAAGCGAGTTATGGACATGGTGTCCACACTCCAGGCGCGGGGCTGGGTTAAAGAGGGTCGCCAATGGCGTCGCGGGGATATCCTGGCGCCGGCCGCGATGGCTTATGAGCAATGCTTTGCGCCCCAAACGCCGGAGTATTTGGGCAAGGTGGTGCGCTGGTATTACAGCACGCAAGCGCCCGGCCCTATCGTCTACGCAACTAACGGCAACACCGTGTCCCTGTCCTACGGTGCCCGGCCCTGCATGACGTTGCCGGACGCCTTCCCGGACGATATCGACTATCAATGGTATGTCGACAAGGCGGAGGCCATGTTGCGCGACCTTGGATACTACACGTTGACATAGGTAAATTATTTATCTATACTTTAGGCACGTTCAACAAACTGGAGATGTCCAAAATGATTCCAATTAAAGTCGATTCCATTAAAGCCGCATGCCGCGTCGCTGCAACCAAGGGTGCCCGCCACTACCTTATCGGCGTGCAAATTCTTGTGCGTGGCGACGGTTCCGTTCATGTGAGGGCCTCTGACGGGACCGTGGCATTTGACGACTTGATGGATGAAAAGTCAGCATACAGTCCTGTTGATTTCATCATTCCGCTTGACGTGGCAAAGGTTATCGGGAAGAGCAAATCTCATATCGTGACCATCACCTTGACTGATGACGAGCAGTATGAATGCGCCGGTCAGATTTTCAAACCAGTCGACGGGCACTTCCCGGATATCGACCGTGTTATGCCGAAGCGCGACGCGAGTTTTGACACTCAAGTTAATCACTACAACGCTGAAGTGCTGATGCGCTGCCAAACTGCGATGAGAATTGCCACAGGGCAAGCCAAAGCCTTTTTCCGCGTGCAGAATTCACCGTGCGGCCTAATGTTCCGCGAGAATGATACGTACCCGCGTTGCGCCCTAATGCCGTTGCGCGACCGTGCGTTTTTGTATAACTGAACAACCGGAGCAATAAATGGAATTCAAGACAGGCACCAAATTGACGTGCCGGGATACCGGGGCGGTGTTTATTATCACGGAGTCGACGGAAATTGTTACGCGGTACCGCAACGGGGCAATCCAAGGGGAATGCCACACGCCGTGGCTTGCGGAGCTTTTCGAGGTGGACGGGGAGCGAAAGGCTCCCCGCTCTGTGCTTGACGTACAAGAGGGTGGGGACCATTACAAGAAGCTGGGGGCCTATCAGCCGTGGGAGGTGTTGCGGGCTTGGCTCACTCCGGAGGAGTTCCGCGGTTACATGAAAGGCACCGCCATTGCGTACCTGGCGCGGGAGCAAGACAAAGGGGGCGACCTCGATATCAAGAAGGCGACTCACACGCTCCAAGGGCTCCTCGAGCTGGGGGTGTCTGATGGCCGCTAAAGTCTCCGCCGCGATGGTCAAAGCCCGCAAGCTGGTAACGGAAAAGGGGGCGACCCCTTATGCCGCGGCCAAGGAATGCGGCTTGACCCGCTCCGCCATCTATATGGCACCCTGGTACAAGGAATGGAAGGCTGCCCAACAATCCCGCAACTGTAAGGAGTACCCGCAATGAGTTGGCACGACCACCGCGGACACGTTCCGCCCAAACCGCCGGAGCCCACGAAATGAAGCCTGCAGCCTTTCCCCGCACTATCCGCCAGGCGCTTGGCCCTTACGCGCGCCTTGAACTGCACAAGCCGACGTCGCGCTGGCGTATTGCCGGCCGCGCGCTGGTCAAGGGTTGCGCCTACTTCGTGGCCGCCGTACTGGCCGGCGCCGCTTTCGGCTACTTCCTGGCTTTCGTGGAGCGCCTGTAACCATGCGCAAGACGCCGCACGTATGCAAGGCCGTGCAGTATAGCGACCAGACGGTTTGCCATGCGTGCGGCCTTTATTGGGACGTCAACGACCCGGAGCCGCCGGCCTGCCAGAAAGGTAAGCGGAAGGCGGCACCGATTGTCGTCGAGCCCTCGCCGCTACGTTTTCCGGA